TGCCCCCCCCGCCACCTCCCCCGGGCGTACTGACCGACGTGCGGTGGCTGAGCGGTTGGGATCTGCAATGGACCTACGCGGGCAAGACAGGCCCGGAGGACGTGAGCCTGAGACAGAACGGGGTCAACTTCCCGATGGGCTCCTGGAGTTCTAGCGACTCGCTCACCTGGAAGTCGTACATGGGCGCGGTGAGAGAGAGCGGGACGCAGGTGTTCACTGCGAACGGTGACACGGTGGGATGGGTGGAGCCATGAGCGCACGCTTTGCTGATGCGTTTAAGGCGCAAGGCTGATGGGGAACGACAAGATCCAGCGCCGGATCTGGCGGGAAAAGCAGGTAGCGAAGGGCCTCTGTTCACGGTGCGGCCGTGAGAGAGAGCCCGAGCGCCTGCGCTGCTGCGGCCGATGCACGGCTCAGATGACAGCGCAGAAGGCCGAGAGGCGCCACTCGGAGGCCAGGCGCATCGATGTGACCGTCGACAAGGGCCTGGCGCCCGACGACCCGACCAGGTTCGAGCGCTTGCTCCGAGCGTGGGGGATCAAAGAATGAAGTCCGGCGAGCCCCCGGTGCCACCTCCCAAGGCCCGAAGCCGTCAGCACTGGGACCACCACGCTTTCCGCGTATCGATGCAGGCGCATTACCCCGGGATGGGGTCGCGGGCGACGGCCCGCGGGCTGGGAATCAACCGTAGGACGTTCCAGCGCCTGGTTTCAGGCGAGGCGACCCCGACGCTGCGAACGTACTGCGCGATGATCTGCAGCACAGGTTTACCCTTTGGGACATGGCTTCGCATAAGGTAGGCGCGCCCGTGCGCCGTTGCCGGATTGCGTCGAGGTCAATACGGTGCTGACGTTATGAGAACCGACCCGACAAAAGAGGCCCGCGAGGCTGTTAGGAATGTCTAGCGGTGTGCAAGCGCTTCAGCGCAGACGTTTGGCGCCGGGCCAGGCAGCAGTACATCGACTCGGACACGTTGACCCACGCAGAGGTCGCGAAGGCGTCCGGCATCGGTGTCGACATGCTTTCGAGGCGGGCATCGGCCAGGAACGAGAACTGGACCAAGCTCCGGGAAAAGCGGCGTGATGCGGAGATCGAAGCAGAGCAAGAGGCGATCAGGAGCCGCGCCGACCTCAACGCCGACGCCCAGGTGGACGCTCGCGCCCTGTACCGCCAGACAGCCAGGCTCATACTGGAGCGCACAGCCATTGAGCTCGATCCCGAGCGAAGTATCACGGCTGACGTTCTATCCAAGCTCACCGCCGTCGTCCAGCGATGCCAAGAGATCGAGTGGGCGTGTTACGGCATTGCCAAGGTTCTCGATGTGGATGTCTCGATGGACGTCCGGGCCTCAGTGGTCGAGATCCCAGTCGAATCAGTTTCTGAGCGCGGCGACTTACCCCAGTCTGGGGGAGGTGTGAGAAGTGGCGAAGACGGCAACGGCTAAGGTGACGGCCCCGCAGACCATGCGAATCAATGACCACGAGCTCCCCGCCCTGGAGCATCAACGCCGGTTCCTCAACATACAGACTAGAAACCCCGCTCTCGTCGGCGGCTACGGCTGCGGCAAGTCCCATATTCTACTACGCAAGGCGATCCAGGCTGCGGCCGAGAACCCTGGTCTGATCGGCATCTACGCCTGCCTGACCTATCCCGTCCTACGGGACGCGATCCTTCCCGAGCTGTTCTCGATTCTGAATGCGTACGGGCTGACCGAGGGCGTCGACTGGTCATTCAATCAATCCAGTATGACGCTCTCTCTCCCCATCTTTTCGGACGAGAACAAGATTCCGGCTTCGGTCTACTTCCGACCGGTCGAAGGCAAGAACGTCCTCTCTCGCGTCGTGGCGGTCACTGCCGCGTGGGCTTGTCTGGACGAGGCGGCCCTGATGCCAGAAGAGGCGTACCGCAAGGTCTCCGAGCGTGTTCGTGATTCCCGCGCCCGGCGACCCTTCGTGGCTGCGGCGACCACGCCGGAGGGCTTCGGGTGGGTCTACAAGATGTGGGTTTCTGATCCTCGGAAGCGTGCGGCCACGGTGGGCGGGGGCAGTGCATGGGTGGAGGACGAGCAATTCCGGTTCGTCCGTGGCCGCACCGCTGACAATCCAAATCTGGACCCGGACTACATCGATTCGCTCCTGAGCCAGTACGACGAGGTGTTGGTCAAGGCGTACCTCGAGGGCTTTTTCGTTCCGATGATGACGGGCCGTTGCTTCCGGTTCGCGGAGCACGAGCACGTCAGCCCGGCCGCCGTCTACGACCCGATGCTCCCGATCCGGATGGCGTGGGATTTCAACGTCAACCCGATGAGCGTCAGCCTGAACCACTACCACAAGGGACAGCTCTGGACCTTCGACGAGATCGTGATGCAAAGCTCACACACCGAAGACGTGTGCGAGGAGTTCCTGGCTCAGTACGGGCGCGGCGGGGCGAAGGTCGAGGCCGAGGGTCACCTCACGGGCGTGCGCGTCTACGGCGACGCCAGCGGCCGAGCGCGGTCCACCAAGAGCCGGCACACCGACTATCAAATCATCGAGCAACTCATCGGGCAGGCCATGCCCGGCTTCGAGGTCTCCGTCCCTCGCACCAACCCGAGCCAGCGCGAATCCATCAACACGCTGAACGGGCTGATGAAGAACGGTTACGGAGAGATCAGCTACGCGATCAACGGGATGTGCCCGGAGTCGATCAAGTCGCTGTTGACCACGGTCTACGACGACAACGGCTCGATCGCCAAGGGCGGCGACCACTACGAGCACCTGACGGACGGCCTGCGCTACATCGCGTGGGATGTGGCACCAATCGAGACCACGATCGCCAAGGGGCGTAAGAAGACTACGAGGGGGCGGGCTCGTGTTTGATGCTTTTGCTACTGGTGGACTCTTCCCTCGAAAAGAAGACATCGAGCGCCTGAAGCGATACCGCTCGGCGCGCAAACTGTTCGATGGCAGGCATCACGAGCACGTCAACGCCAAGCGCATAGCCGACAAGCTGCGAGAGTCGAACGCCTCGATCGGCGGCCTGTCCGCCGAGGGCGTGGTCTATCTGATCTTCAATTCGCCCCGGTTGATCTGCACGAAGTTCGCCGACCTCCAGATCCTACAGACGCCCGAGGTGCGCCTCGAGGGCGAGCGGAGCAACAGCCTCGACTTTATCGACGAATTGCTCGAGGACCAGCCCGGCCTATGGGCTGAGCTGCACTACGCCCTAGAACTCAAGCGTGCGATGGGCGACGGCGGCTTGGTCATCGGCCGGAACAAGGCCGAGGAAGTCCGCATCCGGGCGATCGACCCCGCCGAGTGGTTCCCGGTTCTGTCCTCGACCGACACGATGGACTACGACGCCCACCAGCTGGCATGGATCGAAGAGTTCGAGGAAAACCGCGAACTCGTCCAGTACTTGCGCGTGGACTATATGCGCCCCGGCGGCGTGGATCGCTTGGCATTCGTACTGGGCAAGGACACCGCTCGCAAGACCGGCGGCAGCACCGAAGACACCCTCGACAGTCAATTCGAGATCGGCAAAGAGGTAAAGCTCGACCAGCATTGGCCCGACCTGGCCGAGACGGACGAGGAGAACAACCTCGGCGACCTCATCCCGTTTGTTCACATTCCACACGGCCGCCTTGCGCCTCTGCTTCCCTTCGGCCGCCCCGAGTTCACAGACTCGGGTGGCCTCGTGGATGATCTGAATTGGCGCCTGTCAACCTGGAGCGATGCGAACGACAAGGTGGCCCACCCGCCGCGCATCATTCCGCGCTCATATCTCAAGCAGAGCGAGGACGGGGACGTCTCGATCCCCTCGCAATACGAGCGCGTGTTCGTCGGCAAGAGCAACGGCGAGCCCGGCGACCGTCCCGGCTATATGTCGATGGAGTTCTCTCACGAGACCTTGCGTGAGCAGTTCGAGCTATCGCTGATCGCCTTCCTGATGCGACACGAGATGGCGCCGGCCCTGTTGGGGTGGCAGACGGGCAAACAGCGAGAGAGCGGCGAGGCGAAGTCCCTCGGCATGGGCACAACCGAAGCCGCTACCAAGCGCGACGTTCTCCAGCTGCAACCCCGCCTCGCTTCCGCCTTCACCATCGGGGCAAGGCTCAAGGGCAACGCCAAAGCGTCGGCCTCGGTGCATATGCGGACGGGCCTGCCGAAGTCGCAAGACGAAATCAGGGAAGAGGTCGAGGCAGAGATGCGCGCGGGTCTGATGACCAAGCGCGACGCGCTCGAGCGCCTCAACCCGACCATGAGCCCAGAAGAGATCGAGGAGAAACTGGCCGCGCTCGATGCTGAGCGGCAGGCCGAGGCAAAGGTTTTCGAGGCTGAGATTCAATAGCCTAGCCGTCGCCGGGCGAAATACGGGCGCACCTATCGCGGAGGACACGCGCGCATGACGACAGAAACGCAGGACCAGACGACTCAAGACGAGCAGACCCAAGGCTCCGAGGACGGTGCGAAGTCGGCATCGGAAAAGCCCACCAAGGGCACGGACTCTAAAACCTCGGCCGGCAATGGTGACGGAGCGAAGGGCTCCGACTCTGTTCCGTTGGGCACTTTCAAGGAGGTCGAGCGACAGCTCAAGGCCGACCGGAAGCGCCTTCAGGAGTACGAAGCGAAGGACAAGGAACGCGAGGACGCTGCGGCCGTCACGGCCAACGACGTCACAAAGTTCAAGGGCGAGCGGGACCAGTTCGAGGGCGAGGCGAAGCAGTGGCGGGAGTATGCCACCGCCAAGATCGCCAACATCGAGAAGGATCTCGACGAGGACGCGCAGGCGATTCTCGACGAACTCGGGGACGAGACCCCGCTGGCCAAACGCCTATCCATCGCTGAGCGACTGGCAGCGTCTACGAAACCAGAGTCAAAGGGTGCATTCGGTAGCAGTGGGGGCAAGGGCAAATCGGCAGACGCCGGCGGCCTGATCCCCTCGTCGATCACCTCTTGGCGAGAATATCAAGAATGGTACGCGAACCTGAGCACGAGCCGCGACAAGGAAGACCTGGAGCTACTCCAGGACGCCAAGAAGCGCGCGACGATTCAGGCGGAGGCGCGCGAGCGTTTCCAGTAGCGGCCACAAAATCAACGATGCCGCCATTGTGCGGGGTGAGGGGATAGGGAAAAATGGCACGTTATGCTGCGATGACTGACTCCGCGTCAGTAGACCAGATCGACGTTGTCGAGGTGGCCGGCGGGATCGTCGCTTCCTCGGTTCGACAATCAACATTCATGCCGCTGGTCTCGAGCCAGAACGGTCCGCGCAAGCGGGTCTATGGGAAGCAGGGAGCCCTCGCATGGGGCGCGCTCTCGAGCTTCACCTCGGCGCCTGACGAGACCGAGTACACGCCCACCGGCGTGACGACCACGAACACCACGCATCACGTCGATGTGGTGCTCGATCAGTATGCGCTGGCCGATGCCCGCACGCAGGGGAAGTCTCTCAAGGATCAGATCCTCGAGGAAGGCGCGATCGGCTACGCCAAGTACTTCGACGGGCTCAACGCTGCGCTTCGCAGTGAAGTCAGCACGACCACGCCGGACCATCTCATCGGCACGGTCAACGACGCACTAACCGGCCCGCTGCTGGATCAGGCGCTCGAGCTGCTGTCCATCGCCGGCGCTCCTGGTCCCTACGCGATCGTGATCTACACCGGAAAGCTCCGCGAGTTTTTCCAGATCCCCGGCATGCGCGAAGCCAGCATCCTCGGCGGCAACGGCGGACAGGGCGGAATTTCCAACCTGGTCGGCGGAAGCCCGAACAACAAGCTCGTGGTCAGTGGCTACAACGGCGTGGCGGACATCTACCACAGCGACCAGATCGTCTCGGCCTCGGGCCGGCACAACCTGGCGTTTTCGATTGGCGACGGTGTGAGCAACACCGCATTCGTCAATCCCTGGAGCCAGCTCGAGAACGGAAGCGGACTCGTGCCCGGCAAGATGATGGTCGACGTTCATTGGAACAGCGCCCAGCGCGCCGTCGAGATCAACATGACCACGATGGAGGATTTCTCCAGCCGTACCAGCACTACGGCGAACGATTGGTTGGTTGACTTCGTCACCACGTAGAGCGTGACGGATCGACCGAAGAGAAGAGGGGCGGGAGATTGGCTCCCGCCCCACCACAAGACAAAGGAGGGGCGACCTATGGCGCTCACAGTTACTCAGGCGGCGATCAACACGGCCGCAGACGCCTACATCGCGGCGGTGAAAGCCGACTCGGACGTCCTCTCTGCTGGCGATGCGCAGATCTTCGTCGGTGTGGATCTCGGCGACACCACGATCCAAGACCACCAGCGGACCACGACCGCAGCCGGCGCCGATGTTTCCTTCTCGACCAAGGTCGCAGGGGAACACGTCAACGACGGCGATTTCCCGATCCAGATCCCGTACCGAGGCGGGCTCATTCCGCTGGTGTGGAAGATCACCAACGCAGCGGAGGATCTCACCTGATGTCACGCTTTGAAAACATGACAGGGCAGAGGCACCAAGGTGACATCAGCTACGACGAGCTCTACCAGCGCGAGATGCAGTTGCGGCTCGCCAACGGCGAAGTCGTTGAAATGTTCCTCGAGTCTCCAGTGATGGACACCCGCACCGGCCGCCAGATCGGCGTCGAGTACGTCAAGAAGTACGTGGACAACAACGAGAAGGCGATCGCGCAGAAGATCAAGCAGGGATTGCTCGAGGCTGAGCTGTCCGAGGAGACCGTCCAGGTGGCGAGCGTGAAGCCGCGCACCGCATCGGCAAAGCCCGAGCCAGCACCGAAGAAAGCCGCATCGAAAAAGTCCAAGGCCAAGGAGTAGAACCATGATCCGCAGAATGGCGCTTCTACTGTGCATCTGTCTGGTCGTCGCCCTGTTCGCTCCGCCTCGGTCTGAGGTCGAGGCGGCAGGCGTTGTCCAGCTCGAGGCCACCACGGCCGACACGCTCGACGCGGGCGAGGCCCTTGGCTTCGTGCATCTGCGAAGCACGAATGGCCTGGCCTTCGGGGTCCGGTTCCTGGGTGGCCCGCTGGGTGACTCCGCAGGGGCCGGCGTGGACGACTCGGTCGAGGTGGACGCGGGCGATTCCATGAACATGCCGTTGCTAGAGTACGGCAGAGCCACCCGCCTGATCGCTATCTATCCGCAGGGCGGCGATACGATCAAGGGCTTCGGGATGTAGCACGATGGCCCTCGACGTAACAGTGGGGACGGCGACGTCCACGAGCTACGCCACGGTGGCGGAGGCGGACACGATCGTCGCCTGGAAAGGCTCCGATGCGTGGACCAACGCCATCGACGCGACCAAGGAGTCCGCGCTCACGGCGGCGGTGTCCTTCATGGACACCATTGCCTACGAGCTACCGCGCGTGACCACGGGGCAGGCGCTCAGGCTTCCCACCACATCAATGTACGACAACGACGGAACGCTGATCGTTCCCGAGCGGGTGAAGGAAGCCCAGAGCTACCTCGCGCTCGCGCTGTTGGAAGATCCCAACATCATGGGCGGCGGTGGGTCCGGGCCTGTGTCCGAGGTCTCTGTCCCCGGCGCGTTCTCGGTCACGTTCCAGGACTCGAGCGAGGACACCCTCGGGCTGCCTCGTGAGGTCTACGCACGCCTCGAGCGTTACATCCTGCGCAGTGGCATCCCAACGTCGGGCGGAATCTACGACGTGAGTAGGGGCGGCTGAGCATGACCATCAATCAGGAGATCGTCGATCGGTACATCGAACACCGGGTTTTTCTAATCCGGTTCGAGAACCGCGTCGTTCGCGATGTCCTGAAGTCGTTGCGCCGTGGGGAACTGGAGGCACTCGGGGCTATTGCTGATGCTTATCAGCGCGCGCTGGCTCGTAGCGAGGCAAGCGGTGTGCCTTTGACCGCGTGGGGCGGGGACGGCATCGGCTTTCGACGCAAAGCAGTCAAGCGCATACGGGCCTCGCTGGGTGACGCCTTCCCTGCGGCGCGCAAGTCTCTGGCGGTGGCCCTCGAGGGCGTCGCTGAGGACGCCACAAGCCTCCTCGTCGCTGAGCTGGAGCAAGGACTCCCCGCAGCCGTGATCGACGAGCTGGCCCTCTCCAGGGTGCCCGAGAGGGCGCTGGCCAACATGCTCTCCGACAACTTCGGGGAGCGCCTCGAGGGATCGTCCAAGCGACTCGCGGACGCCTTCGGCGACATCGAACTCGCAGCGCAGAGGCGCGTCAACAAGGTGATGCGGGACGGCGTGCGCGATGGGGTGGGGCTGAACCGGATGGTGAGCCAAGCCCGCGCAGCGATCGGCACCAGCGACACGATGGGCGTGGACGTGGCAAGGGTGGTTCGCACGATGGTGCAGACCACGGCCAACGACGCGGCCGGGATGCTGCACCGCGAGAACTCGGACATCGTCCGCGCGGAGCAGTACCACGCGACGCTCGACTCGGACACCTGCCCAGTTTGTGGCCCGCTCGATGGCAAAGTCTTCCCACTGGACAAGAGCGGAGCCTCGACGGTCCCGCGTCCGCCAAGGCACCCGAGCTGCCGGTGCTTTGTGTCTCCCGTCCTCATGGACTGGAAACAGATGGGCCTTCCGAAGGACAAGATCCCGGCCCGCGTTCGTAAACTCCTCGACGGCAAGCCGGCACAGCGGCAGACGTGGCGCAACTGGGTGGACGCGAAGCCCGGACGCCTCGAGAAGATCCTCGGTCCGTCGCGCGCGAGACTCGTCAGAAGTGGCGAAGCGAAACTTTCGGACCTGTCAACGACGACAGACGTTCTCAACCTCGACGAGCTACGGCAGAAGATACGGCGGGCAGCATGAGCGGACGCATCGCACAAGCCCTGCGCATTGGCCAATCGGTCGCGACGCAATACGCGCCCACCGAGGCGGCCATCCACTTCCTGGACTGGTCTGGCACCGATGACCCCATGAGCCAGTCGAAGCAGTGGACTCTGGGTTCGACCTGGCGCGGCCGGGTGGTCCTGGCCATGCCCAAGGTGACGCATGGCGTGCCCAGCGACGGCCCGTTTCACCGCCATGTGATAACGGTGGACGTGGACAAGCTCCCGCGCACGCCTGACGAGGGCGACCGCGTGGAGATCGGCGGGCAGCTGTTCAGCGTCGCAGCCTCGAGGACCATCCTCGGCACGACGGCGGTGCTCGAGCTGGAAGGCACGGCGGCTGCGGTGCCCACATCTGGCGACCACACCCCGCCATTCATCACAAACGCGGCCCTCGTCGGTGCCACCGAGACTTTCACAATGACCGCCGACCTCAGCGAATCGGCCTACTACCGATACCGCTACCGCAAGCCGCCCAACGTCGGCTCGTGGGTCACGATCGCATACACGGGCGTGCTTGCCGCAGACATCTCCGGCGTCAGCGTCTCGCTCGATGCTGGTCTCTACGAGGTCCATCTGCAAGCGAAGGACGCATCGGGCAACGAGAGTTCGTGGGTCGATGCCGGGAACGTCACGATCACGGGAATCCCCGCATGATTACCGCAGCCGTAGACACCCGCGCCTTCCAGGTCTGGACCAAAGAGGCCGCAAAGGAACTCAACAACGCCGACCGGCTGAAGCTCTACCGCGCCCTCGCGCTCAAGTTCCTCGAGAAGGTTATCCCCCGGACGCCGGTGGACAACGGTCAGGCGCGCGGTGGGTGGACCGCTGCGTCGCGCCGGCTTCCCGGCGTTCGGGGGATTCGCATCGGCGGTGCCGACCGCGCGATGGAAGAACTCGGCCGCAGCCAAAGCAGCTACAAAGAGAAGGGCGCGCGCGGCGGTGGCGAGATCGCCATCGAGATTTTCAACGGCGTGCCCCACATCGTCTATCTGGAACTCGGCAGCTCACAGCAAGCGCCTGGCGGATTCATTCGCCTGACCACCAGGGAGATGATGGGCGACCTCATCAAGGGTGAGCTACGCAGAACCGAGGCAGCGTTCCGTGCCGCCAATATCAAAGCACGCCGCGCCACGGGATTGCGTCAGGGCCTCGGCCCACGCGATCCCCTAGGACGCGCCAACCTGTTGCGGAGGTGATCGGGTGGCAAACGTCAGAGTGGAGGACGTGATCTCGTCCCTCGAGAAGTTCCTCGCAGCCAATTGGCCGACGTCGTCCTGGCGGTTCTACCCGACCGCAGCGGACGCGGCCTCTGCGGACGATCGCACAGATGCGGTGGAATGGGTGGGCCTGCAATGGCTCCCAATGTCTCCCGCTCGCCCCATGCGCGCGAGCGAGGACTGGGTCAACGTCGAGTTCCGCCTGATCTGCTACTCGAGATCGAACGACCGCCTTGCGGCGGCAGAGATGGCCACCCAGTTCAAGGACTTGCTCAGGTCCACGACGTTCGCAGTCTACGACCGAGCAACTGGCGGCACCACGCAAGTGGGCAGCTGCCGACTTTTGGAGGTGTCGGTCATTCCGCCGGCGCCTGATTCGCGCGGCGTCAACCGTGCGGTGGTGGAAGTGACCGGCTGGGGCATACCCAGCTAGAGAAGGGGACGACATGGCGACGCCAATCTCTCTCAAGGACGGAGCAATCGTCCTGACCGACAACGACGGAGCGAACACGCTCACCCTCGGACTCGAGGACGGTAACTTGAGCTTCACGCTGCCGCGCCCACACGAGCACTCACCGGATCGCGGGGCTGCCGGCGTCATCATCGACGGCGCTTTCGAGCCGATCCCGTTCTCGATGACTCTGGACGTGGTCACCCTGTTGGGGAGCGCGGGAGTCGCTGAGGTGGTTCTGCGAACCGAGTCAACGTGGGACTTCGGAAAGCTCGACACCGCCGCAGGAAGCTACAGCGGCAAGACGGCCACTCTCCAGGATGTGAGTTCCGATGTGGGCGTCTTTCAGATGGTCGTCACCTACACCAACCCGACATCGGCCGCAGTAGAGAATCTCTACTTCTTCGACTGCGTGGCGACCTACGACTTCAGCGAAGGTTTGCCGAGCAAGACCACGATCAGCGGCGTGAGCTACCAAACGGCGCAGAACTTCCTCGCCAACATCGACTAGGGGGATGCAATGGCGGTCAAGACGCTAAAATACGGCGATCTGTATCTATATAGGGCCGACTCGGATGCGTCTCTGATCGCTGCGAGCGGCTATTCCTACGTGGGCGCGTTCGAGAGCGGTTCGCAGGTGCGGTTGATGGTCTCGGATGCGAGCGGAATGGATCGCCTGAGCGCGAACCACGCCCTCACGATGAGCCACGCAGCCACGCCGGCGTCCGTTCACGCCCCCGGCAACATGCCCGCGCATCCCGTATTCTGGGTGAACGACAGCACGGTCCATTGCTGGTACGGTTACGACGTGCTCGCGGGCACTGCGTACACGGTTTTCTATATGCGCAGCACCGACGACGGGGCAACCTGGACGACGCCAGTCGAGGTTGTCACTCTGGGCACGGGCGGATCGTGGAACGATGTGGCGATGACTCCGCTCCTGTTCTGGGAGAACCCCGACGATTCGGCCCTGAATCGGCTTTATGTGGCCGCCAATGACGGCGCGAACTACAAGGTCGGTTACTACGTCGTGGACGCCTCGGCGGGGTCGTGGAACGTCAACCTCGAAAACCCTGCGAAGTATTCGGAATATGGGAGCAATCCCGTGACCCAGAACCTGGGCGGCGAGTACATCGCGATGATTCACGACGGCAAGCGGTTTTGCATGTACTACGGCGACGACTCGACGCCGGACCGGGTTTACTTTGATTCAAGCGCCGGGGGCATAGTATGGAACCGGGCAGGGATCGCAGCCAACCGATTCACCAACCCGATTCTATACAACGGCATCGCGACCACGGCGGACGATGTTTACCTCCGGCCGACTGGCGCCGCCAAAATCGGCGCCTGGTTCTACCTGTTCTATATGGGCTACGACGGGTCTACCCTGCTGCCGATGTGTGCGGTAGGCGAGCGCCCAGACCACCTCTACAAGATGGGCAGCGTTGCAAACTGGAACGGGGGAACGTCGAGCGATGTAGGCCCCAAGGTTTACTACTCGAACGGTGACCTTGCCTACAGCGTGAACCACCAAACCGTCCACGTGGCAGACCGCGGCGGCGCCGGTGCGCTTATCGATGCACCGTTCGAGCCTTGGGCCTGGGCTTCGAGTTTTAAGCAGCAGTTCATTGGGCCGAGTGGCGTCGTAGCGCTCAGCGCCAATAGCGACGAGGTTCTGCTGTGGAACCACGCCATGCTAGCGAACCCGTCGGTAGGCGAGGGCCTGGGCTACGGCTACGACGACCCATCGCGCATCCATGCCGTCTACCTTGACAAGACCACGGCCGGGGTTGACGAGAGTTTTTACATCTTCCTCGACTGTGTGATTTCCGCCGACGTCGCCGAGTCCGAAGAGGCAAGCGACGTCACATTCTCGGGCACCGTCAATGGAGCCCGACTCCCCATATTCGGAAGGTTCTAGAACCGTGCAACTCGATGGCCACCCAGTCAAGCGCTATACGGGATGTGCTCACATCCTACGGCGTGAGAACGGCGAGCTGGTGGATCTGCAGTTCGCGATCGTCCAACTCGACCCGCAATGGGAAGAGGAAGCCGAGCGCCAGCTGCCGCCACCTACCGCCCCCATCAACGGGAGAACCAAAGACGCTAGCGGCGCGATGGTTCCCACGTACAACGAGGAAGACCCCGAGTTCCTGCAGGCGCTCGCCGTCTGGCAACGGCGCCAGAAGGCAAAGAGAATCCACGACGCGAACATTGACGACCGTATCTCCTGGGAGACCGACCCGGAGATTCTAGAGTCGAACCCCAAGAAGTTCTACGATGGCATCTGGGAGGAGCTTCGCGCCTCATTCGCTCGCGGCGAAATAAACCGATGGGTTTCCGCCATTGTCGGTATCGATCAAGTGGGCGGCGCGGACATCGCCCTCGCGGAGGAGTCTCTATTTCGAGAACTCCAGCGCCTTGGCGCTCTTTCAGACATGGAAGAGGAACCAGGCGCGGGCAAAGAGTGAGGTAGAGCTCTCTGGGAAGTTCGGAGAGCTCGCGATTTGCTTCGAGAGGGGATGGACATACGAGGGCGACTGGTTACGGTTCAGCAAGCAAGACCGCGCCAACATCGTCGCTTTTGTGAATGTTCGGGAGTGGAAGCTAGAGCGTGACAAGGAGCTCAGCGGATTAAGTGACAGCGTGCGGTAGGCGGTTGGGGAGGTGGTGGTGCTATGATTATTCAAGAGGGCGCGAAAGTACTCATCGGTGGCGACAACAAGGGACTGTTGCGCACACTGAGCTCCAGCAAGCTTGCAGTCGCTGGATTCGCCACGGCTGCCGGGGCCGCGCTGTTGAGCGTCGCGGTGCAGTCTGCAAAAATGGCCGCCGCGCTCGACAAGGATCTGCGCCTCGTAGCTACCCTTGGCGGCGAGGCCGCAGATTCTACCGTCAGGCTTCGCGACGAGGTCAAGGCGCTGGGTCGGGAGTTTGGAAAGGACTTCAACGAGCTAGCGACGGCAAACTATCAGGCCGTTTCCGGTGGTTTTAAGACTATCGGCGAATCAATGAAAATCGTGCGGGCCGGAACGAAACTGGCAATCGCCAGCAACACCGGGCTGGTCAAGTCGACCGAGTCGGTGGTTAAGGTTCTAAATGCCTTCGGCAAGGGCGCGAGGCAGGCCAACAAAACAGCGGCCCAGCTCTGGGCGGTCAGTCGCGACGGTATCGTAACGGTCGACCAGCTCGGGCGCTTCCTCAAGAGCCTGCCGGCTGCTGCCGCGGCCAGCGACATCTCGTTTCTAGAGCTCGGCGCGGCCCTGTCAACAATGACCAGCATCACGGGATCAGCGTCCGAGGCCGTGGACCAGCTCAGAACCGGCATAATCAAAATGGAGCAGCTCGGTCTAGAGGGGTCGTTCCTCGATCGGATCGAGACGTTCGTCGGTAAGGATCTCGGCGAGCTGACGACTCTACTCGGTAGCGACGTCGCGGCGCTGGGTATCCTCACGCTGGCGGAGAATATCGACATTCTGCGCGTGAACACCGACGCCGCCGGCTCTGTTGTGGGAGACTTCAACCGGGCCGTCGAGGGCATGGCCGGCTCGGCCACGACGGCCAGCGAGCGCATCCAAGCGAGCTTCGGGTCGCTAATGGAAGATCTGGGCGTCAATATCGGCCAGGCGCTTCCCCTACTCGCGGCAATGGCGAACGGCATGGACGCGCTTGCGTCCGCGTCGAGCGGCATCAGTAGCATTGCTCTGACCAAGCAAGAGCTTGAGGCCGCCGGCTTTGACGCTGGCGGCGGTGCCACGGCGGGCGCGTTTGCAGACGGTCGCGGGGCCTCCGGCTTTGCCGCTGGCCAGGCAGCCGCGGCGGCCAGGAGGAACGGCGGTTTCTCGCTCGATAGGGCGGCGTCGGAGCTGTCGTTACAACGTGCCATCGCGAGCGAGCTCGGCGTCAAGGCGCCAACTGCCGCCGAGTTCGTCAAGGCGATTCAAGAGGGCACCACGGTCGCGCTGCGCCAGAGAATGCTGCAGCTCTCCGATAAGACATTCGGCCAGCTATTGTTGGGGTCGCCTATCGCGGGCGGTATTGCCCCGTTCGACGGCAAGGACGGCCCGAGCATCGGCGGCACACTCGGGGGGGCGGGACAGTTCAACTCTATTTTCTCCCCGCCAGAGTCCGACATCTCTGGACTGACCCAGGGCCACCTAGGGCGCCTCGACTTCGACGAGTTCGGCCCGCGCGCGAACCCGGACACGGTTGGCTTTTCGTTCAAGGACTTCAACAAACGCAACGGCATCGGTGGGGTCGATAAAGAGCTCAAGCGGCTTTCGGCCAGCAGCCTTATCGCGCAGTCGGCCGTTGGCGGCCTAACCTCGATGCTACTCGGCCCGCTCAATAGCGCGCTGACCTCCAGCAACAGCGCTTTCGGCAACTTCATTTCGGGGATTCTCTCGACCGTGGCGCAGCTCGGGGTCAACAGCTTGCTCTCGTCGTTCATCCCTGGGTTCGGTGGCGGCTTGCTCCCGACCCTGTTCGGCGGCGGCGGCGGCAGTTCCGAGCTCACCGCAGCCGGCATCCAGTCGAACGATCTAGCGTTCAATCCATCGACCCTAGGCGGCGGTGGATCAGGCCCCTCAATGGAGCGCCTGGCTGCCATCGCAGCGTCGGGGGCGCCGATAGAGGTCCACCTCAACCAGAACATCGGCGGAGGCGACCCGGGCGTGATAGGGCGGGTCACAGCGGCAGCAGTTCAAGAGGGCATTCGAGATGCCCGCATCAGCGGCACCGAGCGCCTGTTCAAGAAACTAGGAAGGTAGCGCCATGGCCTGGGGAACGACTGATTATGTGATTCTGACGTTCTCGGCGGTGGACTATATCTTCGCGCCGACTGAGTTGGTCTACGCGGGAAACCCGAAGTATGAGCGTAACCAGGTCGTGCAGGAGGCCGAGAGCGGCGAGCGCAAGATTCTGGAGCTAGACGACGTGCTTCGCCAGACGTTCGAGTTCTCAATCAACAAGATGCCATCAGCAGACCGCACAATCGGCGGCGCGACCATTCGCGGGTTCTCGACGTTGTCCTCGTTGATTCTGGTTTCCTGTGAGATGCGAACCAACGCCATAACCGTCAAGCCGCCTGGGACCGTATTCGGCGGGGGCACCTCCTGCCGGTTCGACTCCTCGTCGTTCTTTGTGCCGGTCGTTCGACGCGGCGCCAGTGTGAATACAGACCTATACGGAGGCGGGGCTACGTTGAAGTTCCGCAAGGAGGTCTAGGGTGCCCCGCACGATACCAGCAGCGTTCAGCTCGGCCGCCGCCGGTGGCTCTGGTCGTATCTACTTGCTGCATGAGCTGTCAAGCCTCGACACGCCGTTGTATATCAGCAGCGGCGACGACGGTCTGAGCTTCAACGGCAACACGTTCCGCGGGTGGCAGGCCAAGCTGGCCGGCGAGATCGGTGCAGAAATTGACTGGCGGGGCGGGCTCTCTACCGAGTCGACGCATCAAATCGCGATCATCCAGGAGCACGACTCGCATACCGGAACGACGTCCGACAACACCTTCGATATTCTCAAAGATCTAGCGGTCACGTCGTCGGCTACCGCCGGGCCAATCATTCAGTATTACTCTAGCTGGCTGGCTTCCGGCGCCACGTCGCCCGGCGCCACGTACCTGGTATTCGATGACGGGACTCCGGTGCTCGCAGAGTCCGTCCAGATCTCCGGCTTTGTGACTCAAGACCTTGAGGTCGCCGACAACGGCGAGGCGATCATTGATCTGGCGGGGCTGCGCGACGGCCACCTCGGGCGCCGCTTTCTTAACCGCCTAGGCGAAGAGCCTTCGACCGAGCCTGAGAACTGGGACCGAACAGGCGCAACCCGCGACGAGCTCGCTGCAGGCGAGGGCGAGCCCGTGCCGATCACATACGGCGTGAACACGTTCGCGTCGGGCCTCTTCGTACACGACACGCCAACGCAGGACACAACCAAGCAAGCGGGCCTGATCATCTGCTATCTGGATGCGCGCTATCGCGGGGACGATACGCAGGGGCCTAGCCTGTTCATCTGGGACGAGCAGACCGGACAGAAAGCCTACTGTCAAAATATCGTAACATCGATTGCAATCGGCTCGCAGTACGTGATGCTGACGACCGGATTCCCTGAGATCATCAACAACGCAGGCAACGAGGGCGCGTTCGTTTCGTTCAGCGACCCGACAAAGCTCGACGGCGTTACGCCCTGGCTCGCGTCCGAGGGCGCGCTGGCTATCCAGTGGCCGCAGATGAAACTTACGACCGAGTTCTCGTTCTCTGGTTTTACAACGCACTGGGCTCTCGGCGAGGGCGCCACTCACGGGGTCCCGAACCCCATCGCAGGCCCGGCCGCGGTCACGTCAAATCTGACCCTGGGCTCGCCCTCTGTGCGCAACGGCTATTCGTGGAAGCTCCCCGAGATCAGCAGGCCGGGAGAACTGATCCGGGCGATCATCGAGGCCAAGCTGACGCAGACATCGTCTCAGGCGATCAAGGCCGGGTTTCGCCGAGACGGCAACGCGGGCACGGGCTACGCAACGCGAAACATCAGCAACACCGCGGACTTTACGCATACCGGCAATTACGATTCGATGACGCTCTCACACAACAAAATCTACATCTACAAGCACACCCAGAACGGCTTTATAACCACCCGCGGGTCGGATCTTTCGCAGGGGTCTATAAATCTCGGCCTGTCAACTCATACGGGCACGTTTACCCAGAGTTTCTACGGCGCGACGATGGACCTATATACGGCGGTCGATTGGAACGACTATCCCAACCGCGTGTATGCCGAGATCGACGGGGTTATCGATGAGTCGCCGGCGTTCTATACCGGCGTAGCCAACACGGTGTTGGAGAACCCGGTCGATATTTTCTATCATTTCATGCGGGACGTACTCGAAGAGTCGGGTAAGATCGAGCACATTGCGCGCGCGAGCTCCCGCTCGGACATCGCTACCGAGGGCCTCAAGTTTGCTTTTCAACTCACCGACGCAGACGGCACCGGAGAGGCGTTCCTAGAGCGCTTGGCCCATCAATCGATGTGCTGGCTCGCGCAGGGCGACGACGGAACCGAGCGGCTTGTCTATCGCCCCGGCCAAGTCGTAGATACTGGGCATTCCGAGGCGCCGCTCGGCTCTAGCGTGATCATTAAAGGCTCAATGAAGATGAGTCTCACGAGCCGCGAGGACGTCTACTCCGGTGTTCACCTGAGCTATAGCGCGAACGCGGCGACGGGCGGCTTCGACAAAGAATATCGGATGGCCCGCGAGTCGAGCACGTTCGCGGACAACATGCCGGCCGGGACCGCGAACGACGAGATCCGCGTGTACTTAGAGAACATCTCGGACGAGTCGGACAAGATCCTTCTGTTCGACGCCGACTTGATCCAGGACGACTCAACCGCCGAGAAGCTCACGCGCTGGCTTGCGCAGCAGGGGGCACGGCGTCGGCAGATCCTAGAGTTCGACCTAACGCTCGAAGAGGGCATTAACTGGGAGCTCGGCGACGTGGTCGCCATTGACCATCCCAAGGTCCGCAAGTATTCGAGCGGCAGCGCGTTGACCATCGCGCACACTACGGGAGTATGTACCAAGACAATTGGCGATGCAGGCGGCCGCGAACACTATGGCGACATCCTCTTTGTCGAGGACGCTGGCCCCAACGCGGGCAGCTATCGAATCGACTCGTTCGGCTCGGGCGACTTTGTCCTGAGCAGCGGGCACACTCTCACCACGCAGGCCGGTGTTCCCGAGCCATTCCGAGTCTGCCCAGCGTTCACCGTTCTCAAGAACGCGCTACGCTTCAACGAGAAGCTCGGCCCCTATTTCCGTATGAAAGTTGTCGAGTATCCGATCCTCAGACCTGGCGCGACCGCGATCTAAGCCATGGAAGGCCCAGCAAGTGAACCTGCAGCAAATGACCCTAGAGCACGTCGGCCAGATTCTATCGATCGTTACGAGCGGCTCGCTGCTTGTGTTCGGGATCAAACTCCTAATGAACCTCGGGGCGGCCCGCGAGAAGTTCGACCATATGGGTACAAGCGTTACGCATATTCACAAGCGCGTGGACGAGATCAACGGCAGCGTGAAGCGGCACGATGGGGAGATCACGGCACTAAACGAGGCACGCAAAACGTGCAATGTTCTTGAGATGGACCACGAGACACGGCTTTCTAGGCTAGAGGGCCAACACAAAGCGGAGGCGAAGATATGAAACGGGGACTCTTGATTCTGGCGGTGGCCATAGTAGCAATCACAGGGCCGGCGGTAGTTGGGGCTGACGAGCATCTTGTCCCAGCCACCTTCGCCACGCTTGAAGCAGCCCTCGTAAATGCTGCCGTTGCTCCAGGCGACACCATCACCGTCACAAGCGGCAACTACGACCAGATCTATCAGGACTTCGACACGAGGGACGACGGGCTGTTGATACGGTCTGTGCCTGCTTACGCTTGCACATTGTCCAATGCAACTTCCAACATTCTCTTGGTCGAGGACGACGGGACGTGGGAGTCCAGCGACTTGGTCTGGGAGGGCATCGTCTTTAGTGGGACCGGCAACGCTGGCGGTGTGGAATTGGCATCGACCAATTCGTGGACGTTTAATAATTGCATATGGACCGGGGATTGGGACTACCCCATTTCGGTCGGGGCTGGCAGCAACAAAGACCAGACAGATTCCCTCACCTTCAACAACTGCCAGTTCAACATCACCAACCAGAATTGGGGTGTCAAGCCGGGAATACTGTTTAACGCGCCAGGAACCAACCTGACGTTCAACAACACATCGTTCGACTATTCTGGCGCTGGGACCATCACAAGCGGCAGTCAGCCTATGCTGGACATCATGGGCATGAGTGGGGCCGACTTCATCAATTGCACATTCACGTCTCCTAACGAGATGGATACCGCCGGTGTTATGTCTTATATCATGGCGCGTGACGCCGGTGCGCCCACCGGCCCAGCTGGCGACATTGATTTCTTCAATTGCACCTTCACCGGACCAAGCATAATGGATGGGGTGATTAACAGCGCCCTCATCTTGCTTAAGTTTGAGGACGGCGTTGACTCCTGCGATGTCATAGGATCTACCTTCACCTCTGCAGCCGGCTCAGCGCAGAACGTCAACGGGGTGAAGTGGGAAAACGGAGACGGTTCGGGGGGCGACCCTAATGCAACATCAGGATCAGCGATCTCGAACACTTTCAACGGGCTGCGCATCAGTGTCGGCTTTCTGGAGCATTCAGTCGGGCTCGTGGCTAGCGGCAACCGCATCAACGGCCAGGGCGGCACAGATAGCGACGGGATCTACTTTCAGGACGCCCAGGATTGTACGGCAACTAACAATTGGGTATCGAATTGCCGCGCCGGGTTTCGTTCAACCAACGGCGACAGGTCGCCCACATTCGAGAACGCCAGGAACCGCGTAGTCGGAAACTTTATACAGGGCAACACCTACGCCTACTTTGCGGACACCGGGGACTTCGACGCCTGGTTGGTCGGAGGAAACATTCTCCACGGCAACACTAACGTCGGATCGATTGACTTTGGCGTGACGCCGATCACATCCCTGGCAACGTGGCAAACGCAGACCGTTCCCGACCTAGCAGCCGAGGCGCCGGGGCACTATATGTCCCTCGGGGATGTGCTGTTCTCAGACTACCCCGGCGCTCTTCGCGGCGCTGGGTCGGTGCCGCGGGGTTGGGGCAAGCTGTTGGGGTCTCGCAACGGCCTGACTAACTGAGCCATGCTCAAGCCGCGCCGCATCATCATCCACCACAGCGCGACCGAGGACTCGCGCACGCTCTCGTGGGGTGCGATCCGGCGCTATCACACCGAAGTCAACGGGTGGGCTGACATCGGCTACCACGCTGGGGTTGAGTGTATCCGCGATGGCTACGAGGCCATCATCGGTCGGCCCTGGGTGGAACCTGGGGCGCACACCAAGGGCGAGAACCGAGACAGCCTGGGCTTTTGCTTCGTAGGAAACTATGACG